GTAAGTGCCGATATTAGTCGTGATGAACAGGTTCACGTTGCTACCAATAGCCTTGTTTGTCGTGAGTTGGGGCTTGATATCAGTCCTTCTCTTGATAAACTGCGTAAGGCAACTATCAACTGGGTGATGCAACCTCTCAAGGCATCTAACCCCGATAAATATCTAAGCAAAAAATTTTGGCTGGATGCAAGCGATCGGCTGATGTATGAAGGCAAAGCTCCAGAGCTTTCCGATACAAAACGAGCCCGTATGCCAGCGTTCTTTGAACATGCCAACCCCAACCTCCCACAATACGCGTAGCATATCTCTGAATATGCTTGAGACCCAAGGTCTCCAGCTTAGTTCCCTCATCACCGAGTTGGAACAAAACTTCCCACCACTTAATCCCCACCCGGATGACTCACACTCACTCATAATGTACCGCTCCGGTCAACGATCAGTTGTGGAGTGGATTAACCATAAATTCACTGAAGACAATGGCCGCATCTAGGAAACAGGTAACACAAGCCAAGACATTGGCTTCCCAAGGAGCATCAGCTAAGAAAATTGCCAACCAAACAGGTGTGTCTAGTAACCGTGCTAATGCATTGGTTACTAAAGCAACTGCCAAGAGTGGCAGTAAGACTATGCCTACCAGTAGCAAGCCTACATACAACAACCCAGTACAGAAAGCTGTAGCTACTTACACTGGTGACAAGGGTTGGGATACTGGTGGTAAGAAGTTTGGTGGTAGTGATATTAAGTCACTTCAAGGTAAGGGTTACAACCCCAACCAGATCATGAAGATCGCAGCAGCAGTTGGTAACATTGCTGGTGTTAACAACCGAGCCAATACAAAACTACTTGCTGGATTCCCTGCTGCACGGCGTAAGGGTACCAACGCATTGACTGCTGCTGTATTTGGTAGCCAATCTGACAACCCATTGTATGCAGGCCTTGCCCGTGAACAAGGTTACTCACCCAAGAAGCGACTTACCTGGGGTGGCATTACTGCTGATGGTAAACCGCTTGCACTGAGTGGTATGGACTACAGCAAGGACCTCTACGGCAAGGGAAGTGCCTACACCTGGACTCCTGGTAAGGGGCTCAGTGAAAAGGCGATGGATAAACTAGTAAATGCTAAGGACGCTGGTCCTTATGACGGAATGGAAATCAAACCATTCGATCCAAATGGTCCAGGTCCGTTAGCTCCAAAAACTGATACTCCGGTGGAACCACTTCTACCTGAGATTCCACCGGAAGAGGAGAAGGAAGATCCGTTCAAGGACATTGGTGTTGGTGCTGACCTGAACTCCTTTGCCACTGGCTGGAAGTCCCGCCTCAGCAGCCGTAAGCGGGCTGGTAGTAAGGCACAAGGCCTGGCCTCACAACGTCTAGCTCCAGTTGGTAAGTGGCAGTATAACCTTTAATTAAATGACAGCTAAATCACGATACGATTATCTAAGTAAATATCGTTCCACGTTTCTAGACACAGCTGTACAGTGCTCTCAGTTGACTCTACCTACACTGATCCAACAGGATGATGATGTCGGTAGGTCAACTAATCTTCGGTTGATTACACCATGGCAAAGCGTTGGTGCCAAGGGGGTAGTAACGCTTGCATCTAAATTGATGCTTGCTCTTCTCCCTCCTCAAACCAGCTTCTTTAAGCTACAGATTGATGATTCAAAGATCGGTGTAGATCTTCCAGCAGAGGCACGATCAGACCTAGACATCTCATTCGCTAAGATGGAAAGGTCTGTCATGGAAATTATAGCAGCATCTAGTGATCGTGTTACCGTACACCAAGCCCTTAAGCACTTGGTTGTTGGTGGTAATGCGCTCATCTACATGGGTCCTAAGGGACTTAAGCTATATCCATTGAACAGGTATGTTGTAGATCGCGATGGTAACGGTGAGATCCTAGAGATCGTCACACGAGAACGCATTAGCCGTAAGCTTCTATCTCCAATCCTTAATGCAGGCTTCCCTGTTAACCCACCGGGTCAGGAAGGCTCAGAGAATGATGAGGACGTAGATGTTTACACACATGTACGGCGGGACAACAACCGTCTCATCTGGCACCAAGAGGTATTCGATAAGATCATCCCTGGCTCTCAAGGTAAGGCACCACTGGATGCTAACCCCTGGCTGGTCCTTAGGTTCAACGTTGTTGACGGTGAATCCTTTGGTCGTGGTAGAGTCGAGGAGTTCCTTGGTGACCTCCGCTCACTAGAGGCACTCATGCAAGCACTCGTAGAGGGCTCTGCAGTCGCCGCTAAGGTGGTCTTTACGGTCTCTCCGTCTAGTACTACCAAACCACAGACACTCTCTGCTGCGGGCAACGGAGCCATCATTCAGGGGCGACCCGATGACATCTCTGTTGTACAAGTAGGTAAGACAGCTGATTTTAAAACAGCTATGGATATGGCCGGTGTCCTAGAGCGTCGTCTCAGTGAAGCATTCCTCATCCTGAATGTGAGGAACAGTGAGCGTACTACTGCTGAGGAAGTACGCATGACTCAGATGGAACTGGAGCAACAACTCGGTGGGCTATTCAGCCTGTTGACTGTTGAGTTCCTGGTACCATACCTGAATCGTAAGCTCTCTGTACTACAGAAGACACAAGAGATCCCACGTATTCCTAAGGATCTTGTTCGTCCTACTATTGTTGCTGGTATCAATGCACTTGGTAGGGGCCAGGACAGGGAATCACTGACCCAGTTCTTCACTGTTATTGCACAGACCCTTGGACCTGAGACACTTGGTACATACCTCAACGTAGATGAGGCAGTTAAGCGTCTTGCTGCTGCTCAAGGTATTGATGTACTGAACCTTGTTAAGTCAATGAGTCAAGTGCAAGAGGAGCAAGGTCAAGCACAGCAGCAAGCTATGGAGATAGAGCAACTTAAGCAAGCTCCCAACATGGCCAAGGCTCCCATGATGGATCCTACTAAAAATCCACAACTGATGAATGAACTCAATGGACAAGCAAACACCAACGAAACCCCAGAGATCGAGCAAGCAAGCAACATCCCCGGAGGTAGTCCCTTCGGTTGAACCAGTAGCACCAGCTGAACCTACGCCTTCCATGAAGCGTACCAAGATTGGTGAGCCTACTATCGGTCGTTCCCCCGATTTTGTCAAGACAGTTGGTCTTGGAAATCTAACCGTTATCACAGCAAATGGCAAACGAAATTACACTTAATCCGTATGAGCAAGCTGAGGGCGAACTCTCTGCTGAAGAACTCGATTCTCTTGAAGTTGGTGAACGTCTAGCTGAGCAAGAACAGCAGCTGTTGGCTGGTAAGTATAAGTCAGCAGAAGAATTAGAGCGTGGGTACCTTGAACTCCAGAAGCGCCTGAGTGGTAAGGAGGAAGAGGCACCCGAGGCACCTACCGAGGAGCCACAGGAGCAGGAAGAAACACAGGAAGAGTTGGATCTCTATGATTCTATCATGGAATCCTATCGTACTGGTGAGTGGGATCCAGAGCTTGTTGGTCATGTAGAACAGATGAACCCTGTTGATGTGGCTAACATGTTCCTCCAGAAGCAACAGGAGCCACAGGTCGATCAGGCTACAGCCAGTGACATCGAACAGATTCAAGAGTCAGTTGGTGGTACTGCTGAGTATCAGAACATGATTCAATGGGCCGGTCAGAATCTTACTGAGCAAGAAGTTGCGATGTATGATAAGGTCATGGATCGTGGTGATCCTCTTGCTATGTTCTTTGCCGTACAGGCTCTCAACGCTCGCTACCAAGACTCTGTTGGCTATGAGGGTGAGATGCTTACAGGCCAAGCCCCTCGTAATGCTAGCGATGGGTTCCGTTCTCAAGCAGAACTTGTTGCTGCTATGAGTGACCCACGCTACGATAAAGACCCAGCTTATCGTGCTGATATTGCTGATAAACTGGAACGCTCTAACATTAACTTCTGATGAACGACACTAACATCTTTGCCAAGGAACCACCCGTATACATGGACCCCTCTTATAACGTTATGCATAACGAACGTGCTGAACTCATCAACGGTCGCCTTGCTATGCTTGGGGTTGTGGCTGCTCTTGGCGCTTACGCAGTAACTGGTCAACTTATCCCCGGAGTATTCTAATGCCCCTCAAGAAAGGTTCATCTGATAAGACTGTCTCTGCCAACATTAAAAAGATGATGATCGAAGGCTACCCTCAAAAGCAAGCGGTAGCCGCATCTCTGAATAGTGCTGGTAAGTCCAAGCCTAAGAAAAAGAAAAAGTAACGGAGTTTATCATGCCTAAGGTTGGAAACAAAGAGTATCCCTATACTCCTGCTGGTAAAGCAGCAGCTAAGAAGGCAGCCGCTAAAACCGGCAAGCCTGTTAAGATGCCTTCTACTAAGAAGGGTTATTGATCGATAGAGGTTCAGACCCTAGCGAGTAGTACTGAGCCTCTATAATGTGTGGACGGAGATAAGAAAGTTCTTCGCTATCTTATTATGTTACCTCTTCTAACTACTCTGTCGGTGATTAGCTCTTGGTATGGTCCTGGTTTTCACGGGAACCTTACTGCGAGTGGATCTCGATACAATCAAAACGGCCTTACTGCTGCTCATAAGACACTCCCGTTTGGAACACGCCTTCGTGTTTGCTTCCAACGGTGTGCCGTGGTGACGGTCAACGATCGTGGTCCCTACGTTCATGGTAGGACTATTGATCTCAGTAAAGGTGCGGCTGATGCTATCGGTCTCACTGCCTCTGGAGTTGGACGAGTCCAAGTTACTCGACTCAACTAATCATTATGACTGCTACTCTTGTAGCCCCCGAGTCTCAGACTAATCCCTGGGACTCTTACTTAAGCTGGGTAACCAGTACTAACAACCGTCTTTATATTGGCCACTTCGGGGTTCTCATGATCCCTTGTTTGTTGGCTGCTACAGCTTGTTTTATTATTGCATTTATTGCAGCGCCTCCTGTTGACATTGATGGGATCCGCGAACCTGTCGCAGGGAGCCTTCTCTATGGAAACAACATCATATCGGGAGCCGTCGTACCGAGCAGCAATGCCATCGGACTACACCTGTACCCAATTTGGGAAGCTAATTCACTTGATGAATGGCTCTACAACGGCGGTCCTTTCCAACTCACAGTGTTCCACTTCCTCATTGGCATCTATGCTTACATGGGACGAGAGTGGGAACTTAGCTATCGACTAGGGATGAGGCCCTGGATCTTTGTCGCATACAGTGCGCCAGTGGCAGCGGCCACGGCAGTCTTTCTTGTTTATCCGTTCGGGCAAGGGTCTTTTAGTGATGCCATGCCGCTGGGTATTAGCGGTACGTTCAACTACATGTTGGTATTCCAAGCTGAACATAACATCCTCATGCACCCCTTCCACATGTTGGGTGTGGCCGGTGTGTTCGGCGGCAGCCTGTTCTCCGCCATGCACGGCTCCCTGGTGACTTCATCCCTGGTGCGTGAAACCACCGAGGCTGAGTCCCAGAACTACGGCTACAAGTTCGGCCAAGAGGAAGAGACCTACAACATCGTGGCTGCCCACGGTTACTTCGGTCGCCTGATCTTCCAATACGCCTCCTT